CACTTTGCGGAGATTGACGCGCCCGTAGGTGCGGTCCAGCTCCGAGATGTCCGGGAAGATGGCGTTGCTTACGCCGTCGGCGATGACGACGTTGCCGCGCACCATGCCGCCGCCGTCCTCGAAGTCGGTCATGCGCTCGCTGGAGAGCAGCTTCACGTCTGCGGTGGTGATGGGCACGTCAAACCTCCATGAACTTGAGCTTGATCTGATACCAGTCAAGCGGGGCGGGCTCTTTGCCCTTGTAGAGGATGATCGAGGAGCGCATCGGCTCCCCGTCGTGATGGCGGAACACGACATCCCGAGTGACGCCGCGCAGGGTGAGTTGGTAGATGCCGTCGCCCGTGTCGGGGTCCGGAACGACGTCCGCGTAGGCTTTCAGGGCGTCCACCGTCGAGCGACGGACCCACGAGTGATCCTCCTCGCCGAGCAGCGTTATGGGCCGCCCGGCCTGCTTCTGTGCGGTGTGGACGAGGATCGCGCCGGTTAACGTGTAGTCCACTGCCTGCGCGACCGGATGCCAGTCGTGCTCGTCCTCCCACACCATGTCCGCCGGCAGGGTGATCGTCGTCGCGCCGTCTGTGATCGTGATCGCCATCAGCTCGCCACCATCTGCGCCTTCCGCAGCATGTCCACGATGACCTCCTCGCTACCTTCGACCACCTTGGCTGTCCCGGTGTCGTCGCCGACGCGGATCGTGAGGTCAACCACCTTGGTCACCACCATGTCGGGCACCTTGGCCACGCCGGCCGCGCTCGCCGTCCCGGTCTTGAGCGTCCGCGCATCCTCCTGCTCCCGCGCCTTGGCCTCTTGGATGCGTGCTGTCGAGACCTGACGGAGCAGCCGGAGCGCGCCCGTCAGGTCGGCTACCGCCTGCGTATTGCCGGCTGACTTGGCGATGGCGAGCTGGGCCTCGATCTCTGCGCGACGGGCCTCGGCGCGTCGGCGCTCGATCTCGTCGTAGTTCTTGTTCATCCCGTCCAGCTCGTCGCGGAGCGAGTTCAGCGTGTCGCGCGCCGAGTCCGCGAGCCCACGCATCCGCTCCCGCGCATCCCGAAGCGCGTCGCGCAAGGGACGCAGCTCCTCGGAGCCGAGCAGCGAGCCCTGGCGGATGGCGTTCTGGAGAGCGCGGATGTACTCGTCGAGAGTCTTGTCGCCGCCACGAGCGGCGTTCTCCACGGCATCCAGTGCCTTGACGTACCGCGCAGCCTGCTCGGTCGCGGCGTTCATGGCGTCGATGTAGCCATCCATCGAGCCGAACCCGGTGGAGTACATCTTCTGCATCCCGGCCCAGATACCCGCCTGCACCTGGGCCAGCTCGCCACCCTTGTCCGCCGCGAGCCCGTAGGAGCCAGCCAGCGACGCCCAATCCACTGAGGCGGTCCGTACCTCCTCCTTCTTCTCCGTCGCGGCCTGAGCGGCGGCAGACGCGCCCTGCGCGGCCTGTTTGGCGGCGTCGGCCTGCTTCTGCAACTCCTCCGTCGTGCGCTGCACCGTGTCGAGAAGTTGCTGCTCGGCCTCCGTCACGATGCCGTCCGCCTGCGCCTTCTCGATTAAGGCAGCGACGTTGGCGCGGGCGGCGTCCGCCTCCGCCTGGAGCGCGGCGGCAAGATCCCACGCCGCCCGGGCCTCTGCCTCACGCACCTGGACCGTCGCCTCCTCGATGGCGAGGGAGTCGCCGACGGCCTTGGCGGCCTCCAGGGCCTGCTGGGCTGCCGCGACCATCGCGGTGCCATGCTGGCGCACCGCCTCCGTCGCGCGCTCCCCGATGCGCGCCTGCTGGTCCCAGGCGTCCTTGAGAGCTGACGCGGACTGCTGCGCCTGCTGCTGACTGCCAACCAGCTTCGCCACGGCGTCCGACAGCCCGAGCGCCGACGCCCGCGCCTTGAGCGCCGCGTCCGCCACGCCGCCGTTGGCCTTGATCGCGGCCTCCGCGTAGGCCACGAAAGCCGCCCGCTGGTCGTCCAGCGGCACGCCGAGCTGCACCAGCGCCTCGTAGGCTTCCCGCGCGCCGGCAGCCGCCTCCTTGAGCGCCGCAGAGGACGTGATGCCCAGCGCCTCGTAGGCTTCCTTGGCCGACTGGATGCCGGGGGTGATCTGGGCTGCCTGCTCGGTCAGGGCCGCCGTCAGGGTCTCGATGTCCTGGGTGGCGACGGTGCCGGCTTTGCCCAGCTCCTCGATCCGGGAGCGCAGCGCATCGACAGCCTGCTGGGTGTCAGCCGCCCCGATCGCTGCCGTCAGCGCCTCGGACAGCACCTTGCCGACCTCGACGCCTTCCGATTTCAGTTGAGTCGTGGACCCGATCAGCAGATCGACCGACGCCACGGCCTCACGCGCCTTGCTCGACATCCCGGAGAGCGCCCGGTCGGCATCCACGCCCAGCTCGGCCAGTGCGCGGCGCGACAGGACATCGGTTGCCGCCGTCAGGGACGCGACTTCCTGCCGGGTGTCGCCAAAGGCAGCGAGCGCGACAGTCTGAAATTCGACCAGCCGCTCGGCAGACAAGGGCGCCAGCGCCGACTCCCACTCCTCGCGCAGGTCCCTCGCGGTCAGGACGCCGCGATCAGCAAGCTCGCCAAGCGCCTGCCCGTAGGCTTGAACCTTGGTCAGGCTGCCGGCGTCGAACGCTGACGACACCTCACGCAGCGCCTCGGCCAGGGTCTTGCCTTGCTTCCGCAGATCGTCGAACTGGTTGACCAGCTTGAGGGCGTCGAGCGACAGCAGGCTCTTGGCAGCGTTCGCGGCCAGGGCCGTGCCGCGCTCGAGGTCGACCATGCCGGCCTTGAGTGCCTGCACGGCCTTCTGCGCTTTCTCCTGGGCCGTGGTGGTGTTCTTGCCGAGACCCTCCCAGGCGAGGGCGTTCTGGTAGATGGCGAGCTGGTACTGCTGCGCTCCCGCAAGAGCCTCACGGTACGCATCGCGCTCCTGGTCAGTGAGCTTCGCAACCTCCTCGGAGGTTTTTACCCGGACGTTCGCGAACTCATCGAACGCGACGGCGGTCTTGTTGGCTTCAACGGCGAGTTCGCGCCAGCGGTCTCGCGAACGCTCCGACGCCGCTTCCGCCTCGGCCGATCCCTCGACGTAGGCCGCCAGGCTCCTGGCCAGGCCCTCCACGGTGTTGACGGCGATCTCGGCCCCGGCGATGGCGACGGCGATCTTGATCGAGCCGGGAACCTTGGCAATGGCCGCAGCCAGGCCGCCAGTCGTTGCCGTTGCGGCCAGCAGCTCCGCGCCGAACGCCTTGATGGCGGGGATGGCTTTCGCCACCAAAGTCACGCCGATGACGATGCCGGCCGTTTCGGCCAGGCTGATGACCCTCTCCAGGTTGGCGCTGACAGCATTCAGCGCACTCGCCGCTGCCTGGCTGGCGCCCGTGGTCCGGTCCAGTTCGGCGATGAAGATCTTCCACTCGTTGCTGACGCGGTTCACGGCCCGGCCGATCGTGTCCGGCAACTGAGCGAACTCGCGCTCGATGACCTCGCGCTGCGACTGGACCGCCCGGAACACCTGGTCTGATGTCAGCGCGCCAGCCTCGCCGAGCTCGCGAAGTTTGCCGATCGGCACCCCGAGACCGTCAGCGATCGCCTGCGCCAGGCGAGGGACCTGCTCGAGTACCGATCGCAGCTCGTCGCCGCGCAGCGTGCCGGAGGCGAAGGCCTGGCCGAGCTGGATGATGGCGGCTTCGGCACCCGCTCCGGCCTCACCAGAGGCCGCCAGCGCCTTGGTGATGACGTTGGTGACCTCCGCGACCTCCGCCTGGGAGGCGCCGAGAGCCTTCGTCGAGCGCGCGAGGCGCGCATACAGCTCGCCGACCGCGCCGAGGGTGGCACCAGTCTCGTTGGCGGTCTCGCGTATGTCCTGAAGCGCCTTGGCGCCGCCCTGCGCCGACCCCGTCGCGACGTTCAGCCGGGCGGCAAGGTTGGCCATCTCGTCGGCCACCTCGGCGATGCCCTTGGCCGTGAACCCGGCGCCGAGGAGCGCCGAGATCTTGGCCAGGGCCGGACCCCACTCCTCGAACTGCCGGCCGGCCTTATCGGCCTCGACACCGAGCGCCTTGACGCTGGCCGCAGCCTTGGTGGTCGCCGCCGTGGTGTCGCCAGCGGCCTTCGTCGCGGACGGCCCGATGTTGGCGAGCTTCGCCTTCGCCTGGTCCGCCCAAGCGGAAAGCTGGTCCTTGACGACCTGGATGATGACGCCGAGCGAGAGGTTTGCCATCAGGTCACCGCGTCACCAGAAAGAGGCGGGCCATCCCTGGCCCTTCGGAGGGTTCCTGGATTACTGCATGCGCACCTGGTAGTACGCGGACTCGCCGCTGCCCTTGGAGGTGTCAGCTTCGAGCGCGCCCTCGACTTCCAGCGCCGCGAAGTCGTCGGTGATGAGACCGAGGCTCTTGGCGCCGCCGATCTTGACCTTCCAGAAGTCGATCAGCACCGCCTTGCCCTGGTCAGCCTCGTTGATGCCCTCGAACATCATCTCCAGCGTGACAGACGACGCCTTCAGCGCCTGGATCACGTCATAGGCCCCGTAGGTGTAGTCCACCTTGATCTCGCTGGCGTCCGACCCGGTGAACGTGTCCAGAATGAAGATGCCGCCGGGGCGAACCTCGTAATCGGTACCCGCCGTGTAGGTCACGGTGGCGCCCGTGTTTGTGACGGTCACAGCGGTCGGCATCGGATGCGCGGTACGGCACAGGCCGCCCTTGCGTGCCGTGTGCACCTCGTCCGTGATTGTGCCGCCGACAGTCGCCGAGGTCGTGCCGAACACGACCCGTGCGAAGTTCGTCGGGTTGAGGTCGTGCCACGTCATGTTGAGCGAGATGTTCGAGATGCGGGTCACGGAAGCGTAGGTACCACCACCCGGCTGGGTGTAGTCCTGCATCTTCTTGACCTCCTCCTCGATGCCGAGCTCGGCCTTGGAGAAGTTGCCGCACTCCTCGAAGGCGGCGTTGGCACCGGACACCTTGGCGTACCACTTGCCGGATGCGAGCAGAGGCTTTTTGCGAAATGCCATGTCATTTACCTCACGGTTGCGACAGTGAATGCCGCATCACGCGGCGACGGGTTGCAGCCCTCAGCCGACTTCACTGCGGGCCACCTTCAAGAGATTGGCGATCTGGTCGAGCAGCTCGGCCAGGATCGGCGAGGACGGTTTCTGAATGGCCGGCTCGGCGTTGTCGAGCGACGCCATGACCGTGAACACGCGCACCATCCAGCCGCGCCCGTAGGTAGACCAGTTGCGGTCGCCGACGTAGCGCAGCACGCGGGCCGCTTGAAACTGCGCGATGACCCAGCCCTCTCCGTGCTGGTCGATAGCGTCCTGCAGGGCGGCAACCGTCATCGGGCCAATGATCCCGTCCCGCTTCACGTGGAGCAGCCCTTGAAGCATCTGCACGGCCGCGCCGTTGCCCTGATTCACGGCCGAGTCGAACAGGACGACAGCCAGCCGGTCAGAGATGTCGTGGATGCGAGCAGCGGTCGGGTTCCAGTAGTCGGCGCGGTAGATCTCACGCGCCCGCTCGACCGTCAGGTTGGCGACGTCCTCATTCGGGTGCGCTTTCTTACTGATGCCGTACTTCGTCTCCCCGCCCGGATCGCGGGGGTCATTAACGTACCCGCCTTCTTGCTTGAGAATCAGGTCGATGGCTTCGTTGGGCGTCACTTCGGGTACTCCATTTTCGCCAGCATCTCGGTCTTGGCGCGCGAGCCTGCGGTGGTGCCGTGGTAGTAGGCCATCGCGCCGAGCCAGACGGTGCCGAGCGAACCGAGCAGAAGGTTGACGGTGTCGCGGGCGCTGTCAGGCACGCCCCACGCCATGACGGCGCCGAGCACGGAGAAGAACCCGACCGTCAGGAGGTAGGCGAGGATGCGCGGCGTCCAAACGTCGCCGGTTGCGATCTCACGCTGCCGGGCGTTGGCGCGGTCCTCATTGGCCAGCTTCTCCAGGTCCACGCCGAGGGCCGCGATGTCCTTCCGGAACTGGAGGTCCGCCTGCTTAAGCGCGATGAGCTGGTCGGGCGTCGCTGACTGCACGGCCAGTGCAATGGCCTCGTCACTGGTGTCGGTCGCGTCCGCGCCGAGCAGTGCGTCTGTAATGACCTTGGTAGCCATCCCGGCAAGCGGGGTCCCAAGCGCGGTGGCCAACGCCGGGGCGACGGTGCGAACGATGGCCTTCCAGTCGAAGTTCACTTGCTTCCCCAGTCGAGGATCTGGGCGACGATGAGCGCCCCGACAAGGACGGTTCCGACCATGAACACGGCGTCCGCCAGCTCCATCACTGCCCACCTCCGTGGATGATTCCGAGCTTCGCCAGGATCTCGATGATGGCGAGGACGGCGCCGGCACCGATGAACAGAGCGAGCATCCGGTTCTGCAACCCCTCGATGCGCTCCTTGAGCGTTGCGCCGGTTGAGGCGATCGCCTCGAACCGCTTGATCTCGTCTGTCGTGTGCTCGCTTAGGGCATCCAGTAGCGCCTCGCGCGTGCCGTCGATGCGGTCGCGCAGGCCGTCCAGGCCCTGTCGGAGCAAGGTCAGCTCGCGGTCGTGGACTTCCATCTTTCCCTCGATCCTGCCGACCCGCTCTCTCAGCGGACCGACGTGCTCGTGGATATGGATCTGGACGTCACGATCGATTGACTTACCCTCCTCGCTCACGCGGCGGTCTCCCTCGGCGCTTTGGCGCTACGGTCTCTACAGCAACAACAGGAGGAGTAGCGCCGGCAGGCGGCTGCGGCGGCTGCTCACGCAGTCGTCGCCTCGCGCGATTGAAGGCTGTCAGCCCCATGCCGGTCTCCGTCAGCCCGGGGCGGAAGCCCCGGGCCAACCGCCTATCAGGCCAGCTTCGCCTTGAACTGCACGATCGGGATCTGCTTGTTCTCGAATACGCGCAGCCAGTTGGTCCCGGTCTCGAGCTCGGCACGGGTCGGGTAATCGCCCGCCGGCGTGCCCTGCCACTTGACGCCCTTCGGGTGCAGGATGAAGCGCCGACGCATGGTGAACACGTCCTCGCCAGCCAGGATGTCGCGATCGCTCTCGAGATCCGACGCGCCGATGGTGCCCTCGGCATAGCCGACCGCGCCGGTGCCGAAGATGTAGGAGGTGTAGACGCCGGTGGCCACCGGCAGCCCGTCGTCGATGATGACGCGCTTGCCCATGTAGGTGTCGTACATAACCACGCCGTCCGCGTCGCGGATGGTGGCGATGAGCCCGTCCTTGGCGAGCTTGGCCATGACGGCCGAGTGCATGGCAACGGCAGACACCTGGTCCGCGGCGTCGCCGAGCTTGTACACCGCATCCAGGAAAGTCGACGCCTTGAACAGCTCGGCGCCGGCGCTGAGACCAGAGATATCGTGGACGTTGCCCGACATGCTGGCCGCGGCGAACGCACCCTTGAGGCTCGCCAGCAGCTCCTTCTGCATCTCGCGCGACCAGTAGGCCGCCACGCGATCGAGAATCGCCATGGCCGGGTCCGCGCCAGCGAACACGCCAGCCAGATCGTTCGCGCCCCAGGCACGACCACGACCGAGCACCACGGCCACCTGCTTGCCGGCCGTGATGGCCGCGGGCGTCAGCGAGGCGGCGTCGGAGAGAACCTCCAGGTCGCCGGACAGGTCGCCGAAGTACGGCAGGTTCACGGTCGCGCCGCCGTTCGGCAGGGTGATGCCCGGCACGCCGGCCACGATGCCGGACTGCCAGAAAGCGGACTTGGTGGCGGTCAGCGACGCGCCGTACTGGTTCCACACCTCGGGGGTGAGAACGTCGGTGATCTTGGTAACGGCCATGGTCTAACTCCTTAAGTGGCCGCCGCAGCCTTGAGCTGTTCGGCGAGCTGGGGGTTTTCCTTGCGCAGCGCGATCTGTTCGGTGAGGTTGAACGTCTCGCGCGCAAACGGGTTCTTGGTCGTGGCCGGAGCGGCTCCCCCGCCCGGGCGATAACCGGAGCCTCCCGCCCCAGCGGCCTTCACCAACGCCGGACGGGACTTCGCCAGGTGCGCCGCGCCTTCCTCCAGCGGCACCAGACGGCCCTCGACGTCGCACAGCAGCTCGTCGCCCTCCCAGCGCAGCGACCGCTCCAACAGCACGCCGGCCGCGTCGGTGTCGATCCACTGGTGTTTGCCGATCGCGGCGGCAACGGCGGTGGCCTTGCGGCTGTCGCGCCACTTGCCTTCGAGCTGATCCCGCGCCGAGATCGCCTCGGCCCGCTCCCGCTCAAACCGCTTCAGCTTCGCCTCGAGCTGCTTGACTGCCTCGCCCTGGCCGCGCGCGTCCGGCAGGTCGTCCAGACCGTCGGGGCTGTCCAGGCCGAGCTTTTCGAGCATCCGGCCGATAAGGGCCTCCTGCTCGGTCACTTTCGTCTTCAGGGTCTTGCGACCGCTGATGGACTCGTCCCGCGCCTGGTTGCGCTGCGAAACGAGCTCGTTCACGTAGGTTTCGAGCTGGGCAAACGTCTCGTCGCCGAGCTTCGCTTTCAGGGTCGTGATGTCCAAAACTCGGCCTCCCGCCGGGGTACTCGCGGCGAGTTTTGCCCCCGGTTTTGCCACGGCGTGGCAAACCTGCGGGCCACCTTGCGCCCATGCAGACACTCGACGCGCGCCGCTTCCGCCGCCTTGCGGAGGCCCTGGGGGCCGAGGGCGAGTTCCGCCCGGTCGTGGACTACGACACCGTGGGCGACCTGCTGCGCCCACGCGGGGTCGCCGGGACCTCGGCACTGGTGCCCTACCCACGGGAAAGCCTGGCCAAGTACGCCAGCCGGGCGGCGGTGGCCTACTACGAGAACCACCTGCTCTCAGCCTGCCAGCGGTTCGTCGGCTACCTGGCCAAGCGGCCGCCGTCGCGCGAGCTGCCGGGGCCGTTCGACGACGCTTTCGTGCAGGACTGCGACTGGCGCGGCAACGACCTCGACGTGTTCTGGCTGTCCTTCATGATCCAGGCGAAGGCCAGGGGTTCGATGCTCCTGCTCGTGGACATGCCACGCGAGCTGCCGGACAGCCAAGCCGACCAGCTCGAGCGCCGGGCGCTGCCGTACCTGGTCGCCGTGCCGCCTGAGGACGTGGTCGACTTCCAGATGAACGACCGCGGCGAGCTCACGGTCTGCCGCATCCGCAGCCTGTGGACCGACCCCGCGACCGGCCAGCAGAAGACCGCCATCCGGGCATGGGATGCGACGCAGTGGGCGGTGATCGTGTCCGGCCAGACGGTCGAGCAGGGCGAGCACGCTTTCGGCCGCTGCCCGGTGCTGGCGTTCTCCGAGTCCGGCGAGTTCCCGGCCTTCGGCGAGTACGAGCAGATCGCCGACCTGTCGCGGCGCATCTACAACGCCCGATCGGAGCTCGACGAGATCCTGCGCAGCCAGACGTTCAGCCTGCTGACCTATCAGGTGCCGCCGGAGCAGACCGGCCAGTTCAACGCGCAGGCCGTCGCCGAGGCGATCGGCACCCACAACATGCTGATCCACGCCGGGCAGGGGCCCGCGTTCATCGCTCCGTCCGAAGGTCCGGCGCGGGTGTACATGGACGTGATCGCCAAGCTCGAGGAGGCGATCCGCCGCGTCAGCCTGACGATCGAGTCGCCCGAGGCGCAGACCGCCGAGTCCGGCCTGGCGCTGACCGTCCGCTTCCAGGCGCTCAACTCGGCGCTGGTGAGCTTCGCCCGGCGTATGGAGGACCTGGAGCGGCGCATGTGGGATCTGGTCGCTGCCGGCCTGGGCGTCGAGAGTCGCGCCACCGTGGCCTGGGCCAAGGACTTCGCCATCGCCGACGTAGCCCGCGAGCTGGAGACCCTGTCGGTGATGCAGGGCACGGCCATGCCGGAGGCGGTCGTCTCCGAGCAGATGCGGACAGTTGTCACCACCCAGTTCTCGACCGCCGACCAGACCACGCTCGACGGCCTGCTGGCCGCGATCGACGAGCGAGCCGCCGAGATCGACGCCGAGCTGCCGGAGCCGCAGAAGCAGGAACCGCTCTCGCTCGTCATCAACAACCTCTCTCAGGAAAAGGGCGGCCGGCGCAGGGTCGTGCGCACGGCTGACGGCTCCTACCAGCTCGAGGATGTCGAGTGAACCTGTCGGACTTCGGGGCTGCCGTGGCTCTGGACGCGCTGGCGTCCGTGCTGGACGGTGGCCGGATAGAGCTGCTGGATGCGGACGGCGCCGTTCTGGCCGCGGTCACCCTGGCCGTGCCCGCCTTCCGCCCCGCCGAGCATGGCGAGGCCGAGGCGCACCCCATGACGCCGGACCGGGATGCGCGCGCCCTCGGCGAACCGGTGGCCTACCGGACCGTGACGCTGGACGGCAAGGAGATCACCGCCGGCCCCGTGGTCCACCAGGCGCCCGGCGAGCTGGTGTTCCCGCCTGAACTGGTCGTGCCGCATGCCGAGGTAAAGATCGATCGCTTCGTGCTGCGCCTCAAGGGGGCGAAATGACGACTCATTGCCAGATACCTCAGCCCGTCCGCTGGACCCGGGTGCTCTTCGGAGTGGCGCTCGGAATGCTGCTCCTGGTGTCCGCGCAGATCGCGCTCGCGGGCACGACGTTCATTGACGGCGAGAAGGTGGCGACATGCAAGGGTTCCACGTGCAACACCGGTTCCGGCAGTGGTGGCAACGTAACCGTGCCGGTGAGCAGCACGGGGGTAGGGATCGGAATCGGCCTTGGTGGGGGCGGTGGCAGCGGTGGTGCTGGTGGTCAGGGCGGGCAAGGTGGAGCTGGCGGCAGTGGTGGGGCGGGTGGCTCTGCGGCCGTGATCAACGCGCCGACGAACACGCTCACGGCGTCCTCCACAAACACCTCGGTCCTGACAGCAAGCCCGGTCGCCACGAACCGGACGACCGTCACCGCGTCACCGAAGTCCTCCGCGTCCTCCTCGGCCAACAGCCGCTCGAAGTCCCGCAGTTCTTCGCGTTCGACGGCGACTGGCGGGAACGCTACAGCCACGGGCGGATCGGCGAGCGCCAGCAACGGCAACCAGACGACCAGCGTGACCGTGAGTGGACCGCGTGGCAGTGACCTCGGCGACATGGTGCCCGACGTGTACGCGCCCGGGCTCGCGACCGGCGGCGACGACGTGTGCCTCGGCTCGATGTCGGGCGGGCTCGGGCTGTCAGGCATCGGCGCCATGTTCGGGCTGACGCTGGTGGACGAGCACTGCCAGACGATCAAGGCAGTCAAGCTGCTGACCGCGATGGGCCGCCCGAAGGCCGCCGTGCTGCGGGCGTGCATGGACGACAAGATGCGGGATGCGCTGGGCGCCGAGTGCCCGCCGCCCAAGGAGGATGTGCCATTGTCCTTGTCCGATTCCATTCACTGAGGTGGGGGATGCTTGAGCCGACGGCTCTCATCTTCGCCCTGCACGAACCGGACGAGTCCGGGGAGCTGGGCTTTCGCACCTACCGAGGCGAGATCCGCGCGGACATCGACAGCGACGAGACGGCCTTCATCCTGCCCTGCAACCGCATTCAGATGACGGAGGACGTGCAGCAGTTGCTGATCGAGAAGCTCGCGCCGCTCGGGGTGCGCTATATGCGCTGGTGGGTCGATGGGCGGCTCGTCGGCCGGACGTTTGAGGACGCGCTGTGACACCCGAGACGTTAGAAGCGATCCGCGCCCTGCTGGCGCACCTGACGGCAGTCGTCGCGACCTCGCCGCTGACCGACGACGAAGACAAACGTGAACTGATGCGACTCTGGTACACGGCGAACGACCGGATCATGCACGAGGACTGATATGGCGACCTTCCAAGCCATCAATCTAGAAACCAGCGAGGTCTTCCAGTACGAGGCCGACACGCCGCAGGAGATCCATCGCGGCGAGGGGTGGCGACTGGATCAGGTCTTTGTCTCGGAGGCATCGCCCGACGACCCGCCGCCCGACCCGCGCAAGTACGGTGGCCGCCGACGACTCAGCAAGCTGGAGTTCATCGACCTTCTCACCGACACCGAGTACGTCACCATCCTCGCAGCGGCGAAAGAGTCGGTGCAGATCGAGGCGTGGATCAGAAAGATGGAGCTGGCGACGCCGGAAGACGACGGCACCAGCATCAACCTCGACGACCCGCGCACGCAGGGCGGCGTGCAGGCGCTGGAGCTGATCGGCCTGATCGGCGAAGGCCGCGCAGAGGAAATCCTCAATGGCTGACAGGTATCTGATTCTCGGCGCCACCTACAACGGTGACGGTACATCTGCGTCAGAGGCTGCCAGCAACGGCGACGCGGGCGCCTGGAACCAGCAGTCGATCATCACCGGCACTGCGCCGACCTATGGCACCCTGTCGGCCGACGATGTCGTGTACATCCGGTCCAAGACCGGCGGCGGCGCCAACGCCAACATCACCATCGCACTGTCCGCTGCCACCACTATCGGCAGCGCCAACGGCACCGCCGCCAGCCCGGTCAAGTGGGTGATCGACCAGGGCGAGAAGTGGTCGGGGGTCGTCGGGAGCCTGTGGTTCACGGCTTCGGCGGCTTCGTACTCCCTGACATTCCGCGCTCACAATCACTGGCGCTGCGCCGACAAAGACAACTTCGGCTATCGCCTGACGACATCAGCGGCGACAGACGGGCATGTTTACTTGGCAGACAACGTGTCGCTGATTGGGTTCACACGCGAAGCGACTGGCACCCTCACGACATATATGGGCATGATTGAGTCAGTCTCCGCCGGGCAGCGTGCCTACCTCGAAAATGTGAAATACAAAGGGCCAGGAACCAGTTTGAATGCCGGCGCGTTTAACACGAAATTGGAAGGTTTCGTTACACTGGTGAACTGCGAAGTTGAGTTGACCGACGTGAACAACGTCGGATTTGTATTCAGAGGCGCCGGCAACGCCAGATTTCTGGTTCTCGGGGGGCGGGCTTACGGTAATGGTTTAAAGCCCGGCCTTGCGATCTGCGCCAATGCCTATAACTCAGCCTCTGCCACTATTTATGATCTGATCGGCTTCCAGATACCGGAAAGCGTGCCGCTGAATCCTACGGCCCCTACCGCTTCTGGTCATGCCGCCACCACTCGCGGCATCGGGCTGGACGATAATTTCGGTGCCTATGTTACGGAGCGGTGGGGCTACGCCGATTCTCGGAACGACGGCAACTACCCCAAGCTGAATGCCGCGCTGCCCAACTCTGCGGCGAGTCTGTGGTCTTGGTTTATCTACCCGAGCGCCGCCGATCCGGCAGCGCCAGCCGTGATGCGTGTCTTGAAGTCGTACACGGACACGGCGGCGCAGAAGAAGATCACACTGGAGTTGTTGATCGCCAACGGCTACAACTCCGAGCTGAACAAAGATAACGCTTGCCTGATCGTCAAGTACATCTCCAACACCACCGGCCTGCCTGTTTACCAATCGACTCGGGTGCATGGCTCAACGGCTGCGCTGGATGCTGGGTCTTCTAGCTGGACGGCTACCGCATACGGCAGCACGGCCTGCACGGCCAAGAAGCTGGAACTGACGACAACGGACAGCATCAAGAAAGACACTCCGGTCGTGGCGCTGCTGCTGATCACCAAGAATGCCAGCATCGCCACCAAGTTCCTCTTCATGTGTCCTGACGTTCAGCTCTCGACGCCATGACCGCGACAGTCTGCATACCGGATGGGTTCATCACGCACGTCCCGGCGCAGTCCAACCGGATGGTTGGCTCGGGCCTGGGGGCGTCTGTCGGAGTCTTCCGCCTGCCGACCGACCCGCTGCGCTACGTCAACCTGACCTTCGATGGCGCCATCGCCGGCAGCGAAATCCGCTGCTACCTCGACTCGGACGGCACCGAGCTGTTCGGCGTGGAGTCGTGCGACGCCGACCATGTGTTCTCTGGAGTCCCGTACTTCGGCACCGGCCAGGACACGACGATCCGCATTGTCAACAGCGCATACCGAATCAAGGAATTCCCGTACGCCATCCCCGCAGTGGATCAGGTCATACCGATCCAGATGGAAGCGGACAAGTGGTACAGCAACCCCGCGTGAGGACTGAGACATGGCTAAGATTCTCGACCCCGATCTGCTGACCTACTCGGTCAATAGCGCGACCAACAACCTGCGCTTCAACACGACGGCGAAGACCATCCAGCTCGTCGCTGGCGGCGACCTCGTCGCGAAGGACGGCGTCACCGGGCAGTGCCTGTTCTCCAAGATCAAGGAGGTCATCAAGGCAGACGCGACGCTGATCAAGTATGCCCTGCCCGTCCGCGAGATGATCCACGACGAGTCGATGGAGCTGGTGAACGGCTGGACGTTCGCCGACGCGACGACCATCAAGATGGTTCGGGACTGCGGCGTGGCCTACGTCAACACGGCGGGCGCGATCACTGCGATGTTCGCGTGCATGGTGACCTTGGGCGAACTCGCTGCCGGCACCTCAGAGTCCACCGATCTGTACTTCGTGCAGTCGGCGGCGAGCAACGCGACTCCAGCGTACTTCACGCACCTCAATACCGGGACGACCTTCGGCGTCAACGAGCTGGTGCAGATTTACTCCGACACCAATGGTGACGGCACGCCAGACTACGACTACCGCACCTACTTCAAGGTCTTCCTGCGCCGCGCCGGCTACACCTTCGATGAGTCGAAGAACGCCGACATCGGCTACGCGAATCTGACTTACAAGAAGTACAACTTCCCGATCACGCACTCGGTCGATGCCGGCGTCACGGTGGCCGACGGCACCCTTGCGGGCTACACCGGGATGTCGATCACTTGGTACAACTCGGCGCAGTCCTACTCGCTGGGCACCAACGGACCCTACAACTTCCACCTCGTCATCAACGCCAACGGCAAGACCTACCAGGAGGTCTACTCCTGGGTGCAGTACCAACTTCGGCAGGCATCCGACATCGACGCTGGCGCCGGCAACCGCACCGGCAAGGTCGCCCAAGCCCTGGTGTTCATGGACGGCTCGACGCTCAAGACGATCTACCAGGACACCAACGACGCCTACGAGGGCGGCATCCACGTCACCAACCTCGCTGGCGCGTCGCTCAACAACATCGCGGAGCGCGACGACACCAACGCCCTGCGGACCTACCCCTACGTCGCCGCGATCACCTTCACGTTCGACCAGTACCTGACGGCCGACGGCGCGAACGGGAAGTTCTGGATCTACGACGCCTCGACCTACCCTGGCGCTGGCGCGACTCTGCTCAAGGACGCGAGCAACAACGACATGACGGGCACCATCCCGACCGACGGTGATGTGTCGTTCTCCTACAACTACTCGACCGACAAGCCCTGGGTAGGGGTCGCTGTCGGCAAGACGAACGCGAAGATCGCGGAGGCAGCCGGGACCATTGTGCAGAGCACGGGCAATGTCGGCGTCTTCGTCGCCGGTCAGGAGCGGTGGTACAGCAACCCGGCCTAACAGATGGCATTCACCTTCGACGGGGCCAACAAGCTGGTCGTCTGCTCGACAGGCACGACCAGCATCGACCTGGGCGATCTCTGGAGCCGCTACAAGGACTGGCTGCTCCAGGGCAACGCCGGCTATGTCCGTGCGTTCGACACCGTCGGTGGCGACCCCATCGACCCGGTGGCCGGGACGCTGATCCCGCTCTACCTGTTCCTTCAGAACGGCTGGAAGATCCGCCCGCAGGAGGCTGACCACACGCTTACCGTCTCGGGGGGCAGTCTCGTTGTCTCGGGCGGCGGCACCCCGTTCGTCCACACAGTCAGCGACCATCAGGTTAGCGTGCTTTTCCAGCAACCGGTACAGGCGATGGGCTACTCGACCAGCGGCGGTTCTGGCGCGACGCCTGCCGACATCGCAGACGAGATCATGGCGCGGCTGGCGGCCACGACCATCCCGGTGGACGTGCGGAAGATCAACGCCGTCACCGTGGAGGGCTCCGGGGTGGCCGGCGATGAGTGGGGGCCGGCGTGAACCTGCTGGCATGGAAGCCTGGGGCGTGGCGGACGAACGCATGGCGGGCCGGGGCGTGGCTGTCCGACACCGAGGCCCCGCCGGTCGGCAGCTGGGGCAATGTCGTCCTGCCGCCGCGGCGCGAGACCGCGCGCCGCAAGCGTCCGCTGGTCGGCGAGCTCGTCGGCGAGCTCGTCGGCGAGCTCGAGCTACAGGCGCGCGGCGAAGGCAGTCTCCGCCTGGCGGGCCGCGCCGAGGCCTCGGCCATCCTCGATCAGCTCGCCGAGGTCCGCATGCGCCTGGGCGGCGGCCGACTGATGGCGCCGATGGCTGCCGACCAGGAGGCGATCGGCGCCCTGCGCGAGCGGGGCCGCAAGCTGCGCAACGCCATCCTGCTGAGTGCTGACGGCACGGCCGACGCCGTGGACGCCGACGCACTCGCCATCCTGCTGCTGCTGGGGGGCCTGTGATCACGATCGACGTCCTCGGGACCGAGGAACTGACACGCCGGCTGGCCGCGGTGCCGGACAAGCTGCAGCGCCGCGTCATCCGCGAGATGTCGCAGATCGTCTACGACTCTGCCCAGCGGGCCGCCGACTCCCACACCAAGACTGGCGCCCTGGCGCGCAGCCTGGTCAACAAGCCGGTCCCGAATGGTCGGTACGTCGGCCACGACCTGCAGGCGGCGCCGCATGCCGTGTTCGTCCACTGGGGTACGAGGCCCCACGAGATCCGCCCGCGGCGGCGCAAGCGGTTGCGCTGGGTGTCGGGCGACGAGTTCGTGTTCGCCCGCAAGGTCCAGCACCCGGGCTACGAAGGCGACGCCTACCTCGTCCGCGCGGCCGATGAGGCCGTGCGCCAGTTCGATGCCATCGTCCGCAAGGCCCAACAGGAGGTCTGATCCATGGCCTACACCTACACCGACGCCTACCTCTCGCCCCTGGTGACCGCTGACCGGACGGCCCGGGCCGAGTCCGACGTCGACGCCATCAGCGCCTTCGCGACCGAATGGCGCGACAAGCTCGTCGTCCTGCGGTCCTACATCCTCATCTGCCTGGACTCCCAGAAGTCGGCCGAGGATCCCTTCGCCGTGAAGCTCTCCGCCTACCGCAAGGAGTGGGAGGCGACGCTGGCCCAGGCCAAGGCAGCCACGGTTGGCGCCGACGGCCTGCCGCTCACCCGCTTCTCGGTCCCGCTGGAGCGTGCCTGATGGAGATCTACACCGTCCTCGACGAGCTGCGCGATCGCCTGGCCCTGCTGCCAGGGATCGCGGTCGTCAACGAGCCGCACACCGCCACCAAGGGGACCGTCGTCCGCCTGGCGCACTGGCACCCGACCGCGGTCACCGTGACGGACGGCGCGGCCGTCACCTACGCCGAGGGGGTGGACTACGCCGTGCGGCCGGAGGGCCTGGCAATCCTGGACACGTTCACAGGCGAGGACGGCTCGGCCATCGCC